AAATCTTCTTCTGTAGATTTGCAATTCTCTTCTAATTCGTTAATTTTATCTGTTAGAGACTCAATTAAGGAATTTGCTTCTCTAAGTTTAGTCTCCAGCATTTCAATTTTAGTTTCTGCAACAACTAATTGAGTGAATAAATCCATTGATTTTTTTTGATATGTTGTTAATAATCCCTTGTAATCATGTTCATTCATAAAAAAATAGGTGAAGCAATAACTCCACCTATTTAGAAATTTTATTTAAGAGGGATTGTCAAAAAGTTCCAGCATCAATTGTGATATTTTGAAGTGTTCTTACTCCAGCAGCACAAGAAATGACTTGTGATTGTCCTGCACAATCATTTACCCAAAGTGCTCCAATCTCAAGTGCTGCATAGGCATTCGCAGTCAGAACACTGTTTGCTTCTGCAACCTCTGAAGCAATTGCAATTCTTTCTGCAGAATCGTCCCAATAAACTGCTGCTTTCTTTGCGGAACTTGTGTAGTAATTGAAAAGTATTCCCAAATCAATGTTTACATCAGAATTAGGAGCATTACCATTAACAAGTCCAATTTCAACTAAAGTATCTTCAACAGTTAAAGTTGTTGTATTGACTTGAGTTGTTGAACCATTAACAAATAGATTACCAGAAACTGTAAGATTGCTTGAAATTCCTACGTTTCCGTTTCCATTTGAAATAGTAATAGAAGAAGTTCCATCATTTGCTTTGATATCTGTTGCTTTGATTGTTGGAGTCGTAAGAGAAGTAGTAACGGTAACATCATTAGGCAGACCAATCGTGAGTGTTGTTCCTGCTCCTGATGTAACAATCTCATTTATAGTTCCTGCAACTGTAAGTGATTCGGAATCTAAATCAACAGACCCTGTTCCACTGTCTCCACCAAAGTCAAGATTTGATGCAGTAACTTGAGCATCTACGTATGCCTTTACTGCTTTTTGAGTTGCGAAGTAATCATCACTGTCTTCAATAAGACCAGTATCCGCAGAAATTGCAGTAATCGCAATTCCTGGAGTTCCATTCAGTTTTAAAGTTCCAATAGTTGTAATACCAGTTACTTTAATATCTCTTGCAAAATTTGCATCCAGTCCTGCAAGAGTAATTGTAGTTCCGGAATCTGATGAACTTCTGATTTCATTTACAATCGCCTTTGATTGGAATGAAACATCACCATTCGAGTAAAAGTATAGTGCGTTAGATCCACCACCAGCTTTAATAAAAGCATTGATTTCATTAACGTTACCGATACTTAAAACACTTGAAACACCTACGTTGCCGTTAGAAGGATTAACAGATAATCCAAGACCTACACGAATTGTCTCTCCATTTTGTCCTGCAAGGGTATCAACGAATGGAACATAATAATTTGTATTAGTTGATGTTAATGTTGTATCAACAGTGGTTGCTCTGGTTGCTGTCGATGCAGTGCCAGTTAATGCTCCACTAAATGTTGTTGCAGTTACAACTCCGGCAAAATTAGCATTTCTCCATCTTTGGGTTCCAATACCAATATCGTAAGTATCATCAATATTCGGAACAAGATTTGAAATAAATTCTCCAGTGACATTAATATTATCAGATGAACTATCACCAAGATTGATTGTACCACCTTCAAAAGTGACTGAACCAACAAATGTGGAAACTCCAGTAACTTTTAAATCTCCACCAACATTAAGATTCTTTTCAATACCAACACCACCTTCAACAATTAAAGCACCAGTGTCTTTATCTGCTGATTGAGTGTCATCAGTAATTTGAACTTGTCCAGTAAATGTAGAAATACCACTAAAAGATGTATTATCTAACGTTGCTCCCGAAAAAGATGCACCGGCAGATACATTAACCCATTCTAATTCACCAGATGCATTTGTCTTAAGAAAATATCCGTCTTGAGGTGTTGCGGGGAAAGTATATGTTGTGACACCAGCAAGAGAATCTGGTGACTTAAGTGTTAGATAGTTTGAACCATTTGTAGTTCCTTCAACAAGATTTACACCGCTACCTGTTGAAGAACTTTCTCTTGTCCAATAACGATGAGAACCAAAAAATTTATTTCCTTCTGAGGTGCTATTAATACCAATGTAAAACTCAAAGGTATCAAGGGTGAGAGCTGGTTCACCTGCCTCTAAAGGTGGCAGATTAACGAAATTACCTCTCTTAAACTGAATTACTGGAGAAGTCATTTCTTTTTTATTATTTTTTATTATTTATTTCTTAGAATTCTCCACCATCCACATCAATTTTGTTATCTAAATCAACGTCTAATTGGTCTACAAATTCTGGCGGTAAGTCAGCATCTTCCGAGGCAGTTTGTAAAACTTGATCTGCTGGAACTAAAGTATATTTTCCTAGTCCAGCATCATATGTTAAAACATATTTGTCCTTTGATGGCAAATTGGAAACAGAAACATCTGCTAAATCTGAAAGAAATTCTGCCACAACGGTTTTCTCCTGAGATACAGTAAAGTTGTTACCAGAATCTATCTTAACTTGAAAATCTGCCATTTTTTTGAGGCATTTTTAATTATTTATACTGAAATACCTGCTGTGACTAATGCCATTCCTTCAATGACTCTTGTTTTTATTCCAGAATTACTTGTAACCAAAATATCATAATAATATCTTCCGGGATTAATGGTAGATGTAACTTCATCTGCCATTGAAATAGTAATTTTTCCAGTAGCAACTATAATTGATGTTGAAAATGTATATGATGTGGTAGAACTTGGATGTTTTTTAAGTTTTGATGTTGCGGTTGAATTTGTTAAATTGTATATCGTACCATCTGCGTTCGTAAGAGTAAATGTTGATGCAAAATCTGCACCTTGTTCTATAGATATGTTGACTGCTGGAACTGCCATTTTTTTAACTATTTAGATTATTTTTTTGATTTTTAAGTAACTTGGATAATTCTGCAGTCGATCCAACAAATAATGCATTAGTTACGTTTGTTGTATTTTTTATTCCCCTTCCCTCTTCGACATCTTTTAATTTTTTCTGAAGATCTAATAATTTATCAGTTGCATCGGCAACATTTTTAATAAGTTGTCCAGCAACCTCATATGCTCTTGGTTGATCGGTTTCTTGGGCCAATTCTAAAATTGAATTTATTGCTTCTTGTCCTTTTTCTATAAGAGAATATAAGTTACCTCTTGTGTACTCATAGTCTTTGATTACATCATTTGAAGATCTATCATTTTGAACTTCAATACTAGTAATCTCTGGAGAAACTGTCAAGTCATTAACGTCTTTTGATGGTTCAATTTCAAAAGTTTCATTTAATTTTTCATATTTGTCTTTCATAATCATAAGTCAGCATTTTGGGATGGGCTATACTCTTTAAAATCTTGGAAGAAAGTTGTTTCTTCATTGAAACCAAAATCATCTCCATAATCAATTAAATCATCATCTGCCTCTGTAACTAAATTAACTGGAGTTCCCGTAACGTGACCTTCAATATTACTATTTTCATAACCTCTTGTCACTACAAGTTTATTCCCATCTTTAGATTCAATATACATCAATTCACTATCAACATATATTCTTGATCCCTTAGTAATTGAAGTTGCATCTCCAACCTCAATATATTTTGTTGTTTCATCAACGTTAACTGCAAGTGTTGTGGTTGCATCATCGTTGTAATCTTTTGTTGCCCTTGGAGTGACAGAATATCTAATTTCCCTTTTTTTGTTTTCAATTCCGGACATATAATCCAGAGTAACTTTTTTGATAACACCAGTGGAGGAAGTTGGAATTGGACCAAATAAGTATGTCTTTGCAGTGAAACGTAATGTATATACTAAAGATCTTCTTTTTGTATAGTCACCTTCATAATCATCCGTGAAGGTCACACTATCCAAAACTATTGGTATATCTCTTTTCTCATTAATTGGTTCTACTAATTTAACTGTTAAGTTGTAACTTGGCTGAAAATATGGTAAAATTTGCTCAACTATCTGTAAGGCATCATCATTAAGTTTGGTAATAATGTTAACTTCGAATTGCATATTATATGGAACTGGCATATAGACTTTTTTGCCAGTATCTGTAATAAAACTTTGTGTTGTCGAAACTTTTCTTGAGGCATCATAATTTAAACCCACAAATTCAAATGACATTCTTGGGAGTGTCATTTTCACTGGTCTTAATGCCGTTGGGTCCTGTTCAATTCTTGCCAAAAACTTTTGAATCGGACCGTAAGCTAAAGGAACTTTTATGATACTAACAGTGTCATCAGAGTTATTGACATGATGAATTTCAATATTATTGAAAATGTTTCCAAATGCAATAATAGTTTTTCTAAAAATTTCGTGATAAAAATAACCAAACATTTTAGTATGTTCCTTTACTTATATTTAACAATTAAACTTCTCCGAAAGGATTTCTCTCACTAAAGTCCGTAATTGCATCACCTTCAGTTTCAAATACATCATTTTGTGCATATGGGTCTACCAAATTGTCCGTAGTTACTGACTGAATAGTGTATACTGCTGAAGATGCTGCTCCTGTTATCCTTTCTCCAACAGAGAAGTATCCATCTATGATTGCCACCTCAAGTTTCCCTGTTGATGCCGTCCAACTTCTTACTTGTGCTGTAGTAGAAGTTGCTGATCCAGTTACAGTTTCATTGTAAATGTATGTTCCACTTCCTACAGAAGATGGTGGAGAAATTGTTATTGATGGAGAGACAGTATATCCAATTCCTGCGTTTGTAATTCTAATTTCAGAAATAGTGCCTGCCGCAGAAACAACTGCAGTCCCAGTAGCCGTGACAGCATATGAAACATTTGATGGTGTTGAGAACGTAACCGTTGGAGAAGAAGTATATCTACTTCCACCATTTGTAATTGTTACAATTCCTACAGAAGATGCTGATGTTGCAATTCCAACTACTGCATCAGCACCATTTCCACCACCACCAATAAAATAGATTTGGGGAACTTCAGTATATCCATATCCGGGATTAGTAATCACAACACTATCAATAGAATATGCTGTTGTTAGTCCAGAACGAGATGTCATAATAGCAACAGATGTTGCTGTAACTCCAATGCCAGGTGGTGATATAACAACTTTTGGAGCAGATCTATAGCCTTGGCCATCATTTATCAAAGTTATCTTTTGAACTCCACCAGTGACTTGTGAGGTTATTGCTGAAGCTGTAGTTCCTATTCCCACCAAGGTTAAAGTTGTAATATATCCATGCTCTTTAATTGTTTCATCAACTTCAGTAACACCGGTTTCAATATCTTCATCTTCGTATTCAAATAGTTCGCATCTTAATTCATAGACATAATTTTTTCTTAGTTGATAAAAAGGTTTTTCTCTCTCTACAAATTTAATTTCAAATAATTTATTTCCCAAAGGCAAAAATATCAAATCTCCTTCATTTGGTCTAATAGATGATTTGATATTTGGTTGATTTTT